CTCAAATGTACGGTGTGATACTTTCGAAACCAGAACATTCTCGTCATAAGACGCCAATGCTATAGCTCTAAGCTCGCCCATATAAGGATACTCAAGTTTTGGCGTTAACATGTTTTCATAAAGTTGCCACACCATTGCAGATTTTAAGTGCAAATAAGGTGACAAACGTTTATAAGACGTGCTAACAAAATTAAACTTGAGTCCTTTAGGATAATCACAAATAATGTGATCATCAGTCAGATCATCGGGCCCTGAAATCAGGGATCTATACGGCTTTATTACCTTAGAAACACAGGTAAATAAGCGAGGATAGAAATACCGAAGACCGGATCTGAACAAATGGTTGTAGAATCTAACGAAAAGACTAAGTGTTAACTTGTCTTTAACATAGAATCCACGGGTGTCGATACCATTAAAGTAATCGCCCCCACATGATTCACGAAAATAACCAGTCGAGAAACTCTTCTGCATGTTAATTTCGAAACCACAATGCTGTAACACTTCACAAAGAAGTGGATAGCATTTAGTAGGAAGGATTATATCATCACCAAAGACTGACACATCTGTTGTAGGCTCACCCATTACGTTACACACTGCCGAGGCAAGTGCAAAGAAAATGAGTGACTCTAATTCAAATGTGTAACCATTACCCATAGCAGAAAACTTATGGTAATCATACCATATGTCATCTATTTGATATTTTTCAGAACGCACATCGGAAAGGGCTTGGAACCAATCATTCGGTAACAAATCCATTACGACAGCGAAACTGATATTATCAGATGCTGCAGTGAGGTCAACGGTCGCCAAAGAAGCGTCTTTACTAGCACGTTGTGCTAACTTTATATGCTTCTCAGGTGCACGGTTTAAATGTAAACCATTGCGTTTAAGTCTTTTTCGAATACAGCTACCGTACCCCTTTTGAAGGAGTCCGTTAATTGTAGGACCAATAGCAATTGGCCTATCAGTTATAGCTGTTTTCGGTACAAAAGCAAGACGGTCACCGGGAATAATAGTCAGAAGAGATTTTACTTCTGAAATATTATTAGGTGTTACAGAGTGGTAATGTAACCAACCCGGAGCGGAACACAGCAATTCTAAAGCTGCATCCACCGCCTGAGGGGTAACGTCTAGCGTTCCCGTTAGTTTTTGTAAACTTCCGGTTACACCTTTACAGGTGTAAGTCGCGCCAGGTCCAAACTTAATAGGTAGATCAGCTATAATAGGCACTTCACCTAATATTGTTCCAATTTTTCGCATACCAAACAAAAGTACTTGGTTAACTGCGTCCGAGGTCTTAATGACCTTAGAGGAAAAATACGAGGCATTAGTGGAAGAACATTTCTGCTCTGCCGCAATGAAGGCCTTCATAGCCGCTACTTTTGGTTTGTGTTGCGTATCCCAATGTGCGTATTTCTTACCTAGAGTTACAACAAAATTATCTTTCATATATGCCTCCGCAGACGAATAGTCTAACGGGTTTATAGACAAAGATAAGTAATGCTCAATATCATTCGTTAACAAACTATAATAAACACGCATACTGAAGGACGAATCAACGTCTTCACACGCATGCATTATAAGTTCTGTTATCTTAGGTAGAGAGGTATTTACATCTGTTGTAGAAAGCCACTCGGAAGTGACTCGATTGCGTAATACTCTGTATTCGCGCTTCGATATTGGCTTAGCCATATCAATCTCCACGGCTTTAGCCGTCTTAAAAGGTAATAAAATAATGTAGAACGGAGACACCCAACTCAAACAGAACAAGGAGAATTAACTCCAAACTGCTCAAGCCGGCTGTCTCCGGTGGCAGACTCCCGAAGGAATCCAGCACTGGAGGCAGTATCGCTACTGCTTCGTTCAACATTAGTACGGAAAGGCGCCGTTAACAATTGTATCGTTAACGATGTCAACCGAACCTACGCTACCAACATACGCTACTAGAGCGTCGATGGCAGATGCAGGAGCATCAGATGGGATAACATAATCCACATATGCGTCAACATGCTTATAGGTATCAATACCAGCAAGCGAAGTTGAAATATAAGGGACTGCTACCTGAACTGTAACCTTACGGTTTGTATTCTTTTTAGTAGCAGCGCGCATACCTAACGTTAAACTTTGGCTTAAAGAAACATCCGCAAGGACGTTCCGGAAGGTACATAACGTACCATCCTTAACCATAGGTTTGAAAGTTTCGGTGCCCGCAGCTGCGTCCAAGAGTAATACATTGCTTAATTGCATAATTGTTTCCAATTTAGTTGAGTGGCAAACTTTTATTTGCCAAAGACTACCTTTAGTAAAGATAGAGAAACCGCTAGCCTTTTTAAGTTGAAGGCCTCACGGAAATTAAACTCAGGAAACCTAGCACTAGGAGGTGAAGTGCTCAAAGTCCGTTCGTATTGTTCAAAACTAATACTATCGGCAGATGCCTGAATCGACTTGTACTTTGGATGCTCGTCTGAAGACATAGTGGCTTTACAAGCTACTTTCTCAGAACGACAACCTTGTACTATACTATAGCCTTCAAAAGCTGATAACGAAGCCAAATATGATCCGACTGGTTGAAACCAGTCATACACAAAGGAAAACGGTACCAGTTCCCAAGCTATTAGCATTGGATTGGTCAAGCCCAACGACGCTAAATTTCTTAGTGTCGTTGAGTTAACCTTTAGATGGTACAGATACTTAACAGAAAATTCCCCAGATACACTTGCGTGTACCAGAGAATTCATGGGTCTAAGCGACGACTCGTCAAGCGGAAACTCCGCATGGCTCGATATCGTTAGATCAGTATCTGTCTTGTGCAATAGGTTTGCTGCATATTCTGCAGCTCCGTATACATCAAGAAGCAAAGGTGTCCAACCATAAGAAATCTCTAGCATAGTTTGCGCTGCAAACTTTGATGGATCAGTCTTAGGTTTACGATAATTCTTCCGAAGGACGGCCCTATGCTGACGTGCTGTTCGCACGCCGCGTAGACCCCGGACTCCAGGAGGAACTCGGACATTATCTGCCATACCAAGAGCACGAAATGCCTTTCGTACATCACCGAAACGTAAGTGTCGGTATGCAAGCGAAAGACGAAGTGCAGTAGAACCTATAAGGCCTACTGTTTCTTTTATTTCGGCAAGAGCAACACCCATATTAAACGAGTTTTGCTTAGCAAGCTTACCCCTCAACATAGCAGAATTCTTGGCCTCTGCATCCTCTCTCAGTCTGGTGAAGTCCAAAGGGACACCACCATAACCGCTAGAGAAATGACAGTCAGTCAAGTGCTCCACATAGTAAGAGTATATAAAGTACGGCATAATAAGTTTTGGAATGTTTAGTTCCAACTTTAACTTATAGTCCGGATCTCTATAGGCTTGCTTAATGTAAGTACGCGTTGAAGCGTAACTTACAGAATTAGAGAAACAGTTTTCAAAAACTTCGTTTCCCTGCGTGATTTCTACTTGCTTTGGTAACTTTTCCATAACTGGCCCTTAGGCTCACTATGGAACCGATATTAAGTAAGTTCAATCTCCGAAAACCCTAGAATTTAGGTCGTCGAACTACACTATGTAGTGAGGAACGTATCCAGCCAATTGGCACTGAATAACGG